TGTGGGGCCATGGGTAATATGTGAGTAATATGTGAGTAATATGCGCGTAGTATGCGCGTAGTCTTAGTATTTCACCGCTTCCGCCTTGTGCTGGAACCACCTCGGTTCGGGCTTCACTTCCTGGCCGGTCCCCCTGCGGAAGTCGTTTAGTGCCTTGTCGATCATCCGTTCCCGCAGCCGCTCGGCCGACAGTCTCGGATCCTGGTGCAGCGATTCCTGCCACTGCCAGACGCACATGGCGAGCGATTCGAGTTCGTCGTCATGATCGAGGCAATTACGCTGCTTGGTCACTCGGGTCATCTGGTATTGAAGTTTCTGGTCCCTGATTACCGACGGGTCCACCACCAGCCGGTGCTGGTTCATTACCGGTTCGAGTGCGTCTATGATCCTGATCTCCTTCTGCTCGGTCGCCCGTGACGTGTGGATGCTCGCCGTCCACGGCGAATGCGGCGTTTCCCTGTATGCGGCGGCATCGTCGTCCGGCACGTCCGGCGCTTCGTACTGGCCGGAGTCCTCGTCGGCAACCCGCCTTATGTGCGGTTCCAGCAGGGCAGCGAACATATCCTGCCCGAAATTAGATTCCACCGTGATTTCCCTCGCATCGTGCGTTCTAGCCAGCCTGGATAGCTTGTCAAGCGTTTCATCGTCGTATCCGCCTGCGAGGCCGCCGACAGCCTTGACGAACAGGATACCGTTCAGGTGGGCCACAATGGCGTATCCAGTGCTGTCGGCCCCTTTTCCGCTAGGGTCTATCCACATGCGTGTCAGGGTGTACGGATGCCACTCGTTGTCGAACTGGACGGGCGAGTAGAGGCAGTCGCCGGCGAACCCGAGCGACGCGATGTCCTGCACCTGGGTCGATGTATTGTTGCCGGTCTTCACGCCCCACATGACACTCAGCGGTGCCTTGTCGCGATGGATCGTCATTACGATCAGATCCCGCAGGACTAGCGGGTATTGAAGCGTGTCGCCGAGGTTGGCGATGAGTTGATATTGCATCGCGTAGTGGGTGCGGCCCTCGGCCTTCTTGGCGTCGATGTACCGCTGCGGGAACCGGTGCGGCATGGTGGGTTCGCCGGGGATCGCGGACCCGTCGTCGAGCCGTTTCCTGAGCATGGGTGCGAGGCCCAACTGCTCCTCGTCGGCGGCCGGATACTGGAGCGTCCACGTCCGGAAGTTGTAGCCGCGATCGGACAACTTGATGTACACCGACTCCTCATGGTGGAATGTGCCGACGTAGATGACCTCGCCGTCCGGATACAGGATGGCGGCGAACTCCTTGACCCGCTCGTCGAGTTCGGCCCGGGCGTTGACGGTCTTGGTGTTCTTGCGGGTCTCCACATCGTCCGGAAGTACCAGGTGAGCACGACAGCCTTCGAGTTGGCCGTCTACGCCCTTGGCGGTCACGGACGGTGTCCGGTCCGGCTTGGCACCGCCCACGTCGAACATGACGGCGGTGTCCCTCTGACCGCCCATCGATTGCGGACGCAGATGCTGGAGGAACGGCACCATGGCAATCCAGCGCCGCAGGATATGGACCGTCTTCTTCGCCTCCGATTCCGACCGCGACACGATCAGCACCTTGCAGTCCGGATCACGCATCAGCCGCCAGGCGGCGTATCCGCAGGTGACCAGGTGGGTCTTGCCCATGGATCGCGGTGCGAGTATCCCCCTGTTGGCAGGTCCGTTCTGGGTGTATTCGAGGATATCGAGTTCGACCTCGCCGAGTGGTGCGACTTCGTCAAGGCCGCGATCCTCCCATATCTCACGTATGAAGAAAGTGAAACTGTCGAGCAGCTTGCCGACGTACTGTTCGGGGGTATCGGTCACCGGTCTCGATTGCTCCTATCGCCGCGCGTATTCGTGTGCGATCCGGACGATCTGCCGCTTCGACCGCTTCTTGCCCTTCGGCCTGGCGCGATTAGCCATGGTCAGTTCGTCGATGTTGTTGCTGATCGTCTTCTTGGACTTCCCTTTTTTTAGTGGCATATCAGAACCTTTCGCTGGTTATCTTTAAAAACCGGCCGGCAAGGAATCATCGATTGGTTTATGCCGACCGGCTCGACCGCAACGTGCGGGCGGTTATTTTTTGAATCGCTTCTTGTTGTACCCTGACCGGTTAGGCAGATTGCCGCGACTCATCAACTCGCCGCTGAGTCGCTTGATCCTGTTGACGAGGACATTGAAATCGTGAAGTTCATCACATCCCAATTCGCAATCGTACATGATGCGTTCGATACCGACGAGGCAGCCGTGCATGCCCATGACCAGTTCGTATATCGACAGGTTATCCAGGTTGAGCGGATTGGATCTGCTTATCCCCTTGAGGCGGTGATCCCTGTCTGCCGCTTCTGCCGCTTTGGATATCGACATGCGAGGTCTCGCTTAGATAAAACCCCGCCCCCGACCGGTCCTTCCTGTGGAGACTCCGTCGCCGAGGGCGGGATTTCAATGACCATTGCATTCATCTATCAGCATTTGAGCGACGAACTGGACAACCTGCGGCACTACCGCGTTTCCGAGGCACTTAAGTCTGTCCACCCGAGCGGGTATCCCATGAGCCACTCGACCCACGTCGGGTTCAACTGCCCACCAGTCTCCTTCTTGATCTTCGATCCTAAATCGTCGCCGCCAGACTTCGGACGGTTCTGGCGGTTCATGTCCGGCCTCGCCATCTGCCCAGTTGGCGTCGGCCACATCTGTACTTGATTTCTTAGGCGGCAACTTGGCGTATGCCCCTGATCTAGATATTTTATCCAGGCCGCTTTGCTCCCTTTTCTGCCCGCATCTGCCGAGCTTGGTGTTTGCCACATCTTGATCGCCGCTGGAAGGTCGAAGGATATTCCCTTGTAAGCTCGCCCCTGCGGCCCCTTCCAATCCCTGGCCTTCGGCGTCGGCCATATCTTCACTCTTACTGCATCGAGAAGATGCGTCTGCTGATTCGGTTTGCTGTTCAGCGTGTCCTTGTAGTCTCTCGTCTGCGGAGTCGGCCACATGCCCCGAGCCTTCGCCGCTGCTCTGCTGTTGCTCCCCCCATCCAGTCCCGTTGTCCTCGGCGTAGGCCACATCTCTGACTCCGACAATCCAGATTCGGTCCCGCCGGTGAGGAGCGCCAACGTAGGCAGCCGGTACGCAGTGCCATTNACAGTCATACCCGATCTCGGCCAATTCCCCGAGAACGGTTCCAAGTCCCCGTTTAAGCAATGCTGCGACGTTTTCCACGAACACGATATCGGGTCGTAGGACGCCAATGAATCGTCGCATCTGGGACCACAAGCCTGACCGCTTGCCGCTGAGTCCTGCGCCTTTGCCGGCTGTGCTGATGTCTTGACAGGGGAAGCCACCTGTAAGGATTCGAGTGTCAGGCGGCAGACCCGCCCAAGTGAGTCCAAGAGGGAATCCTCCGATGCCGGCGAACAGGTGCCATTGATTGAATTTGCTAAGTTCAGATGCCTCAACTTCTCGGATATCGCGGTCATCTACAACTCCTTTCGGCAGCCAGCCGTCGGATATCCGCCGCCGTAATACTCGGCAGCAGTAGTCATCATTATCGTTATACCAGATATCAGCCATCATTCATTCATGCCTGTCCGGAGAAGATCAAGGGATGCAGAGACCCCCCGGAAAGGAAGTCTCCGCACGATGCCCAGGAGTTAGTCGCGGGTTCGTGTCGGCCGGTCTTCAACCCATTTTTCTGGTGGACGCCCAGACGCTTCCAGACCGGCAAGAGCGCAACCGCGAATAGTCGTCGGTCGGCACGGGGTAGGGGTAAACTCCCCGCGACTTGTACGCCGCATTCCAGCCAACGGAGCCGCCGGAATTTTGCTTCACACTTGTCTGTCAGACTTGACCGAGTGCGAACGGCCTGCCAACTGGGGCTATGTAAAAACTCGGCGGTCAGGTTTCCCTCACCACCGAGCAGTCAGGAAGGGCGTATTGAGCAAGGCGTTCCAGCCGATCCCGTGTCGTCCTGACGCGCAATCCATGCTCGGGCGCGACCGGAACGCTATGAATGGTATTGATGTTCACTGGTTCTATGTGCTCGCTACAAAGACTTCGACATCACAGGATGCGGTGTCGCACCAGAGGGTGACGTTGGAGAGGTCACCGACGCCACTGAGGCCAGGGTCAACGCCCGCATTCTCGGTGCAATCGATGACATCTTGGACCCCATTGGCGAGATCTCCGTTGAA